AAAAATAATCCTAACAAGAAAATATTTTTCCGCAACGTATTCCCTACCAGCATAGGAAACGTTTCATTTTCAGTACAAGAAGCAGACATTGTTTATGGTACTGTTGATGTAACTTTCCGCTACGACTATTTCACGTTCGAAAATTAACTGTTTACTTTCCCTTAAAAATGTGGTATAATGGGGTATAAAATAACCCTAAGGTTTTAACATGCTAACACTTGAACAAATACTAGATAATTGGAAAGTCGATTGCCAGATCGACGACGTTGAATTGGATAAATCCTCCAAAGATACACCTAAACTACATGCTAAATATGTAGAGCTTCTTTCATTGGCTAAACTTCAGAAACATCGTAAAGAGATGGAGTTTAAAAAATTACTGAAAGATAAATTCATGTGGTACAACGGTAAGATGGATAAAACCACAATATATGAAAAGGGTTGGGACTATGATCCATTCGATGGGCTAAGTAAACCTATGAAAAGCGACATGGATTACTTTTATGAAAGCGATGATCAAATTCAAACACTTCAATCACAAATTGAATATTGGAAAACTGTAGTAGATACACTGTCTGATATAGTTTCTAATATTACTTGGCGTCATCAGACGATTGGTAATATGATTAAGTGGAGACAGTTTACATCCGGTGTATAATGGATAAGATAGTAGTTAGCAAAATTAATGATGTGCACTTAAGAGTTGAGTGCGATGGTGGTGTTAAACAAGAATTAGCAGACTACTTTACATTCTATGTTCCTGGCTATAAATTCATGCCAGCGTTTAAGAACAAAATGTGGGATGGAAAGATTAGACTGTATGATCTTAGATCAAAAACATTATATGTAGGTCTATTAAATTATATCATTAAGTTTGCAGAAGAACGTGGTTACGAAGTTGAAGTTAACGTTCCAAACCAAATAACAAAAGTCAACGAAGAAGATTTACAAACTTTCGTCAATAAATTTCTAAAACTTCCATTTGAACCTCGTGGCTATCAATATCAAGCTGCTGTGCATGGTTTAAGGAATAAGCGAGCATTACTCGTATCGCCTACCGCATCTGGTAAATCCCTCATAATCTATATTATCATACGCTTTTATTTAAATGTATTAAAGCAACAAAGATTATTATTAATCGTTCCAACTACTAGCTTAGTTGAACAGATGAGATCTGACTTTTTAACATATGCACAAAATGATGATTCATTTGATGAGTCAATGATGCATATAATCTATAGCGGAAAAGAAAAAGATACATCAGCACCAATCGTTATTACTACATGGCAATCTGTTTATAAGTTGCCGAAAGATTGGTTCGCACCGTTTAGAATGGTTATTGGTGACGAAGCACATACATTCCAAGCAAAATCGTTATCGTCTATCATGGAAAAGTTGATAGATTGCCCGTATCGTTTTGGTCTAACTGGAACTTTAGATGGTACACTGACACATAAGTTAGTATTAGAAGGTTTATTTGGACAAGTTTATCAAGTCACTACTACTAAAGCTCTGATGGATGCAGATCAACTTGCTAAACTAGATATTAAATGTTTAGTGATGAAATATTCTGATGAAGAATGCAAGATGGTTAAAGATAAAACTTATGCAGAGGAAATTGACTTTATCATCGCACATCAGAAGCGTAATAATTTCATCAAGAACTTGACATTAGATCAACAGGGTAATACACTCGTTTTATTTAATCGTGTTGATAAACATGGTAAACCGTTGTTTAAGTTAATCAGAGATAATGCTTCTGAAGATAGAAAAGTATTTTACGTATCTGGCGAGACAGATGTCTCTGACAGAGAAACAGTTCGTGCTATAACAGAGAAAGAGAAGAATGCCATTATCGTGGCATCATTAGGAACCTTCTCAACTGGTATCAACATTAAAAATTTACACAACATCATATTTGCATCTCCTTCTAAATCTCAGATCAAGGTTCTGCAATCTATTGGCCGTGGTTTAAGAAAGGCAGATGACGGTAGAGATACGACGCTATATGATATATCTGACGACTTGCATTGGAAAACTAAGAAGAATTTTACGCTTATTCATGCTGGAATTCGGATTCAAATATATAGTAAAGAGCAGTTCAATTATAAGATCCACGAGGTCAAGCTAACATGATTAGCAGAGATATAAGACAACTAAAACTTACTAACGGTGATGAGATCCTAACAGAAGTAGTTGGAGAGGATCGTGACGAAGTGTTGGTTAGAGGTCCACTGAAGGTATACAGAGAACGAATCGAATTAGGCACCATCGCCAGAGAAGCTAACATGTTTACTCGTTGGATGGGATTCTGTGATGAAGACGAACACATCATCGCTAAGTCTAATATACTTGCTATGGCTCTCGTTAACGATGCCGTTGCAATGTATTATGTTAAGATGATGGTCAATGTAGAACAAGATGCTGTCACACCTATAACAGATGCGTCTCAAGCTCGGGTTCCTGAAGTGGCACAGCATCAAGCTTCTTTCCAGATCTTAGAAGAGGATGACGGTACACCGCCAACGTATCACTAATCCTTATACTGCTGGCCCCTGGGGGTAGATATATTATATACTGTAAATATCCTGTTGTACATAGGCCCCCCGAAAATATTTTTTAAATAGTTGTACATTTTGTTATTTTTATGGTATAATACCAATATGTGTCCCATTAATTGGAGTGAATGAAGATGTCTGAAATAAAGGCTCGTCCGCACTATGTGGACAATAAAAAATTCGGCAAAGCGTTAGTCGACTATGCAGCATCGGTCGATCAAGCAAAAGCCAGTGACAGCCCAATCCCCGTAGTACCTAATTACATAGCTGAATGCTTTCTCAAGATCGCAGAAGGTTTATCGCATAAAGTAAATTTTATCAGATACACCTATCGTGAAGAGATGGTTATGGATGCAGTAGAGAATTGTCTACGTGCAATCACTAACTACAATCCAAATGCAGAGACGAGGACAGGTACTCAAAACGCATTCTCATACTTTACTCAAATTTGCTTTTTTGCATTCTTACGTCGTATTGAAAAAGAGAAGAAACAGCAAGATATCAAATTTAAGTTCATTGAGCAATCAGGTATTGAAGAGTTTATTGCTAGCGTAGAAGGCGATGATACTCATGGTGAACAAGCGTTTATCGATTCTCTAAGAGAAAGGATTGGTCGTATCAAAGAAAAAGATGCTCAGATCAAAGAGTTTGCTAAGAAAGAAAAGAAGAATAAATCTTTAGAATTGTTTATGACTGATTCTATGGTAGAAGAATTAGAATCCTTCATTTCTGAAAACACTGAGGCTGCTTAATTGAAGATTGCTATCTTAAACGACACCCATTGTGGTGCACGTAACTCATCTGATATTTTCATGGATTACCAGGAAAAATTCTATACAGATGTGTTTTTCCCATACTTACTAGAAAATAAGATCGACAAGATCATACATCTTGGAGATTATTACGAGCATAGAAAATATGTAAACTTTAAAGCGCTCGAACACAATCGTCGCATCTTTTTAGATAAGCTACGAGAATATAATATTACTATGGATATTATTCCAGGTAATCACGACGTGTTTTATAAAAATACTAACGAGCTATGTTCTCTTAAAGAACTCATGGGCCATTATATGGACTGTGTTAAGATCTATATGGATAACGAGGTCGTTGATTACGATGGTTTGAAAATAGCACTGGTCCCTTGGATTAATGTTGAAAATTATGCTGATACTATGGACTTCATCAAGACATGTTCAGCAGATATTGTTGGAGGTCATTTTGAATTCTCTGGTTTTGAAATGTATAAAGGTATTCCAAATCCCCATGGAATGGAAACGAAAGAGTTTAGTCGCTTTGAAATGGTGTTGTCTGGTCACTTTCATACTAAGTCTAGTAGGGACAATGTTCATTATCTTGGTTCCCAAATGGAGTTTACTTGGGGCGATTGTGATGATCCTAAATATTTTCATGTGCTTGATACTAATACGAGAGAAATAACATCTGTTCGTAATCCTCATACACTTCATACAAAATTGGTGTACAACGACGAAAAAACAGATTATAATACCATAGATGTATCTCATATGGATAATCAATTTGTTAAAGTCGTCGTAGAAAGAAAGCAAGATTTTTTTGGCTTTGATAGACTCATCGATCGTATTACGCAACGACCAATACATGAACTTAAGATTGCAGAATCTTTTACAGAATATATGGGTTCAAACGTAGAAGACGAAGAGATTAAGTTAGATGATACTCAAGTTTTATTAGATTCTTATGTTGATGCAGTAGAGACTGAAGCTAATAAAGATAAATTGAAAACTCTATTGCGCGGGTTGTATGTTGAAGCGCAAACTACAGAAACGGTATAAATGGCAGCAATCATTTTTAAGACAGTACGTTGGAAAAACTTCTTAAGTACTGGTGACAAATTTACAGAGATTGAATTAAATCGTAATGATAGCACTTTGATCATAGGTCAAAACGGTGCAGGTAAATCTACGCTGTTAGATGCATTATCATTCGGTTTATTTGGTAAACCATTTAGAAATATTTTAAAGCCTCAACTATTAAACTCAATCAATAATAAGAATGCAGTGGTTGAAGTCGAGTTCTCTGTTGGTGCAGCAGAATTTAAGATAGTTCGAGGAATTAAACCAAACACATTTGAGATATACCAAAATGGTAATCTAATCAATCAAGAAGCAAACTCAAGAGACTATCAAGCATTCTTAGAGCAGAACGTATTAAAATTAAATCATAAGTCGTTCCATCAAGTAGTAGTAATTGGATCAGCATCATTCACTCCTTTTATGCAGTTGCCTCCGGGTCAACGAAGAACGATCATAGAAGAATTACTTGATATCCAAGTTTTTTCTAGAATGAATCAAATTCTAAAAGAAAAAATAGCACGAACTAAGGAACAGATCAATGACGTCAATAATCAACTCGAGATCATATCGGAAAAAGTCAGACTTCAAAATAAATACATTGTTGATGTCGAATCACTTGCAAAGGATCAGGTTCGAGATAAGCAGAAAGCCATCACGGACAACCAAGTATCGATCAAGGATCTACAATCCAAAAATGCTGGCCTATCCGAGAGATTGGCACAATTGGTTACAAAACAAAAATCCCTTAAATCAATTGAGACCAAGAAAAATAAACTCTTATCATTTGGTGATAAGTTTAATTCTACCATTAAGAGTTTACAAGAAAACAGAGCTTTCTTTGTGGAATCAACTGCGTGCCCAACGTGTTCTCAAGAAATATCTGCCGACACACGGCAAGAGCATGTGCATAAGTGCGATAGCAAGATCGGGGAAGTTAGTAAGCATATTGAGGAATTAGAAGAAGAACTCATGCTTATTGAAGCTGAAGAGATGATACTATTGGAAGAGATAGAATCTTTTCAGAATGCTCAGATGGATATAGTAGCAAACAATGCATCTATCACAGCATTACAAAATCAAATAGACAAACTAGAAGAAGAAGTATTAAAGATAGAAGGAACTGAGGGCGATGTTGGAGCTGCAATAGCAGATCTAAAAACTCTACAGGTTGAAAAAGAATCCTTAGCTGAATTAAAACTATCTCACATCGATAGTCAAAACTATAACATGATTGCAAGTGAGATGCTTAAAGATACTGGTATCAAGACCAAGATAGTTAAGCAATATCTTCCAGTCATTAATAAATTAGTCAATCAATACTTACAGATCTTGGACTTCTTCGTATTGTTTAATTTAGATGAATCCTTCAATGAGACTATTAAATCTCGTTATAGAGACGAGTTTACATATGCAAGTTTCTCAGAAGGTGAGAAGCAACGTATTGATTTAAGTCTTCTGTTTACTTGGCGTCAGATCGCTAAGATG